ACGCCGTTGCTGCCGTGCTCTGCGTTGTGTACGTGCATCCGTGAAGCTCACCGACGCCATCGACAACATGCTCGAGAAGGGCATGACGCCGCGCTACGTGTCGTATCTGACCGGCGTGGCGCTCGAGGACGTCGCGAAGCGGCCGAACGCCGCCATCCGGTTCGCCCCCAGCGAGGACGACCTCGACGCCGCCATGTCGGACCTGATCTGGAATGCCTACGAGGAAGCTCACGAGATGGTCAAGTGGGGCTCGCCTGCGGTTCGGCTGCGGATCATCGGCTGGCTGCTGGGGCCTGCCGCCCGCACTCTCGGCAAGGACCGGGACCACCGCAACGACGAGCTGCGTGAGACACTGCAATCACTGATCGAACCAGAGGACTTGAGCGGCGATGCCGACCCGGACGATTTCAACCCCTCGCTCACGCCGGCAATCGAACCCCCAGACGACGACGGGGACTAGGCCCCACCCTTCGCTGCGCAAGCAGCTGTCGACGCTGACCATCGTCGACAAGGACGGCATTCAGGACAAGATGAACCTGCGGGCCGGACCCCGAGAGGACTTCGCCTGGGCGCAACGCCCGTTCGTCGCCCAGTTCCAGCGCCAGCAGAACGCCGGCAAGCCGGTCCGCATCATCTCCCTCAAGGCTCGCCAGCTCGGCATTACGACCGTCACGGCCGGACTCAACTTCTTGGGGCGCTTCCAGCGGGAAGGAACCAACGGCCTCACGATCGCCCATGACTCGGAGACCACGGCCTCGATCTACGACAAGATGCGGCTGTTCTGGGAGACCTGGGGTTTCAGCCCGCTCTACACCCCGAAGTCGTCGACCCAGCGATGGCTCACCTGGACGACCAACAGCTCCCTCAGGATCGCCACAGCCAAGTCGATCCGCTCGGGCCGTGGGCGCACCATCCACTTCCTGCACGGATCGGAGGTCGCCTTCTGGGACGACCCCGAAACCTTAATGACCGGGCTCCGCCCTTCGCTGCCGGCCAAGCCGGGGACGGTCATCGTGCTGGAGTCCACCGCCAACGGAGTCGGGAACTACTTCCACGCCCAGTGGATCGACGCCATGGCGGGCCGGTCGGAGTTCACCCCGATGTTCTTCCCCTGGTGGAAGCACTACGAGTACCGCATGCCGGTGCGCACGATCGAATGGCTGCCGCTCGACGACTACGAGAAGTACCTGCTCCGCCTCGGGGCATCCCTGGAGCACGTCGAGTGGCGACGGTACGCCATCCCGAACATCGCCAACCACGACGAGAACTTCTTCATGCAGGAATACCCTGCCTCCCCGGAGGAGGCCTTCATTGCCTCCGGCGTCAACATCTTCCCCGGCAAGCTCATCGACGAGAACTACCACCCCAAGCCCGGAGCCGCAGGTCACGTCTACAACATCGGGGACTCCTGGCACTTCCGCACCGACCCGTTGGGAGAACTGCGCATCTACTGCTGGCCCTCGTCTGACCGAAGCTGGGGCCAGTACATCATCGGGGCCGACCCGTCGCGTACCACCATGGGCGACTCGGCCTGCATCCAGGTCTTGCACCGCGGCACCTTCGAGCAGATGGCCGTCTGGCACGGCAAGTGCGACCCGGTGACCTTCGCCGGCCACATCGCCCGCATCGGCTACTACTACAACTCGGCCACCGTCGCCCCCGAGATCGAGGGACCGGGCTATGCAACGATCGGAGCCTTGATCGCCATGGGCTACCCGAACATCTGGCAGCACCGCTGGGCCGACAAGGCACAGGGCAAGATCAGCCAGAACTACGGATGGAGCACGAACTACCAGCGCAAGCACCAGGCCATCGGCTACCTGATCGGCCTGTTGGGCAGGCACCGCACGATCATCCACGACGCCCGCACCCGCAACGAGATGGCAGGATTCGTCGCCCTCGGCAACGGGGAGATGGGCAACGCCGACCCGAAAGGCGGGGACGACACGGTGATGGCCTACGCCATCGCAGTCGCCGCCGCCCTCATGGAGCCGCCCTTCACCTACGACCCGTCGAGCCGTTCCGAGACACAGGACACCGCATCAGATATCATGGGCGTCCCCGGTTGGGAAGCATTCAAGGAGGTCTGACGTGCCCGTTGTGTACTACCCGCGCAAGCCGTTGCCGACCTTCCCCCCGCCTCAGCCGCCCGTCATGGGTCCGGCACTCGACTGGCTGACCCACTGGGTGCGCCACCGCTGATGCCGACCTACGAGTTCCGCTGCCAGTTCTGCCGCACCACCCAACACGAGCCGGTAAACGACCCGCCACCTGAGTGCCTGATGTGCGGTCGCAAGCTGGGCAGGCGATACGGCTTCAACATCGGCAAGCCGTTCGACCCGCACATGAACGCCACGACGGGCACCTACGTGTCGTCCCAGCGCGGCTTCGAGGACGACTTGAAGCGCATCGGGGACAGGCAATCGGAGCGGTTCGGCATCGAGCACCGCTACGTGCCGGTCGACATGAACGACAAGGCGGCTCTCGGAGTGACCGACGAACTGCCCCATGAGGTGCTTGAGCGCGACCACGCCAGAGCGAAATGACCTCAGTCCTCTCGGAGGTTCCCGTCAGCCGCGATCCCGGCGTCGACCCCGGCGACACCTTGGAGCTCGTCTTCAAGCTGTCCGAGCTCTACGACGTCGCCCGCACCCGCAAGCGCAAGATGTACAACACCTGGAAGCGCAACTGGTCGGTCGTCAACAACCGCATGTGGACCGATGGGCGGTCGTCGTCGTGGATGCCGAGCCCGACCGACTCCGAGGTCTACCCGATCTGCAGCTCCGTTGTTGCGTGGCAGACAGACCAGGAGTGCAGCTTCGCCTGCTCGGCAGCCGCCGACCCGCACTCCGCCTACGCCAACTGGCTCTCGGGACTGGCGAACGACCTGCAAGCGGTCATGCAGGCCAACTGGCACTCCGAGCAGTACGACCTCGCCTCCACCCTCGCCTCCTGGGACAGCCTGCTCTACGGGGCAGGGATCTTCAAGACCGTGTGGGACTCGGCCGCCTGCGAAGGCCTCGGCAACGCCCGCCTCATTCGCGTCGACCCCTGGGCCTTCTACCCCGACCCACTGGCGACCAGCGAGGACGACGCCGAGTTCTTCGTCGAGGTCCACCAGATGAGCTTCGCCGAGATCGAGCGCCGTTATCCACTGGCAGTCGACAAGGTGTGGGAGAACGCCAACCGGCTCGCCTTCTCCGGCAGCACCGAGACCGATCAGCGCCCCGATCTGTGGGACACCCAGCGCGCTCCGAAGGCGAACGTCGTCATGCTCCCCCAGCCTGCAGGGACACCAGGTGCCTACGGGTTGCCGGGGCAGGGCCGCATGTCGGTCGTTGCGGACATGGGCATCATCGTCAAGGAGTACTGGATCAAGGAGAACGTCACCGTCGCCCAGGAGCCGTCGAACCCCTCTATCATCCAGCCGCACTCCGTGGTCACCGACGAGTGGCGCGTGATCGTGGTGGCCGGCCAGGACTGCGTGCTCATGGACGAGAAGGCCTCCGACCTGTGGAACTGCGCCCGCCACCCCTACGTGCGGATGCCGTTCGAGGACCTAGGCGACTTCTGGGGCATGCCGCTCGTCTCCCACCTCGCCCCGCCGCAGATCGCCATCAACCGCCTCCTCGCAACGATCCAGCAGAACGCCGAGCTGACGGGCAACCCGGTCTTCCTCGACGTGCAGAACTCGGGCATCGACCGCACGCCGATGGTCAACCGTCCGGGGACGCGGCTCAGCATCTCAAGCTCGACCAGCCAGAACCAGGGGGTCAAGCCGCAGTGGCTCACCCCGCCCTCCATGCCTCCCTACATCCAGCAGACCATCTCGTGGTGGATCGAGCGCATGGAGAACATCTCCGGCATCTCCGGGCCGTCGAAGGGCCAGCAGCCCGCCGCCCGCACGCCGTCCGCGTCGGTCACCGCGACCCAGGAGTCGGGCTTCGTGCGGATGCGCTCTGCCATGCGCCTGCGCCAGATGGCGCTCAGCAAGGCGGGGGAACTGCTCGCCCAGCTCGTGATCGAGAACTACAACACCCCCCGCATCGTGGCTATCGCAGGCGAGTCCGGGGAGCAGACCTCGCTCGCCCTCGCGGCTCGGCACTTCTACAGCCCCGACTCGATGGGCGCCACTCCTCTCCGCTTCTCGCTCCTCGTCGATGCAGGCGCCAACAACCCGACCTCCCGCTCGGCCCGCATCTCGGAGTCCGACACCCTGTTCGCCATGGGAGCCATCGACCGCCAAGCCGTGCTCGAGGCCCACAACTACCCCAACGCCTCTGCCATCGCCGAGCGCATGCAACAGGCCGAGGCTGCGGCAGCCCTCGCCGGCCAGCAAGCTCACCCGCCAGGGGCGAGAGTGCGAGCCAACCGGACGAGCTGACAGTTAGGATGCCGCAATGGTGAACTGGGACAACGCCACCAACGCCTTGTTCCTCGCCATCATCTCCATCGGCACGGCATCGAACCGGGTGAGCACTTACCGCTCCTCAGTGAAGCTCACTCGGGCGAACAAGCAGCTTGAGACCGTCAAGACCGCTGTCCA